TGAAGTCGTCTGGACGGAGGTTAGAGGCCACTTCTGTAGCAGCCTCTATCGTGATTGGGTGTATGTAATTAGACACGTCTATAAAATCTAGGTGAATAATCTCCTTCCCATGACAAGCCACGTAGTGTAGCTGGAGAGGGATGAGTTGATCTAAGTATAATATCTAAGTTTGTGTTCCGTTCATAAACAGGAACAGTCTTAATAAATTCAGTTATGTAAGGAGCACTTGTAGCTGTGTAAGCATCAGACGGAGTGGACTCGTAATCTACCTCATAGTTGTTCTTACCAATACGTTTAAGTATTGCCTTGTAAGAGCCAAGAGTTCCGAAATGAAACTTAACTCTATGTATTACAAGTGACGAGTTAATATCCGCTCTTGAGTTTTGACCCTCTGTACGAGTTGGATAAAGAGTTGGTAGCTCGACTTCATAGTCGTAGACGTACCCTACCTTATATGTACCAGAAGACCAGTCTCCATTAAGAGTGAGGGTATTTGCAAATGCATTAACTGTAGGTAATTCGTATCTACCTTCAGTAGGGCTTACAACAGCTACACTATAATTAGGCGTAGTAACAGTGTTTAGCCACCCCAGACCACTGAAGGTTGTGGTGTTCGTAACAGGCTCAAAGCTGCCACCGCTAAGATCAACGTTATTATCCAAATGTAGTAAGTATTCGACATCGTTTTGTGTAGTAATAGGGTCTGTTTCTTGACGTATCAGATTGATGCTTTGTAAATAGTAATCACTATCTAAAAAGAAATACTGATCGTTTATAATAAAATGATATATTAATGGATTGTTAAGCTTCCATTTGAACCACGCAGCTTGAGACCGTTTCTCAGCAACTTGAAAGTATTTATATCCAATTACAATATCGCTGTCAGTTTTACCAAGTAATACAATCGAGTTTTCTCTAGAGTTAGTTAAAAGGTCTATATCTTTAGGCAACAAGCTAGGTACAATTTTACTGACTTCGACTATGCTTGGCTCACCTTCTCTACGCACGTTTGCCATTTCATTGAAGCGACTAAACTTACCAGAGTTATCAACGTAAGCAACTGTAGTACCAAGTGATATAGGAGCTATCGCTTTATTATAATTAAATGTAGATACACTTCGTAACTTAGCTGTATCAGGATTTAAAACTGTATCGTCAGATGACAGTAGAAACTGTTGGTTTGTGCTAAACACAAGTAGACCTGAGTTAATCTCAATACCATCAAATAACTCTGAAGGAAATGTAGAAGAGCAAGCAATATTAATAGGATCACTAGCTGATACAGTCAGGGCTGTTTCTATAAAGAAATCAGGCTTACCTACAGTACCCGGTCTACATAGGACTACATGTTCTCCTGATAGTATTGCTAGCCTATTTCTAAAGAACAATACTTTGTTTATACGGCTACCTACAAATTCTGGAACAGGGTTAGTATTAGTGTCACCAACTCGTCTATCTTGGTAAGTAAACTGTTTAACGGTAAATGTTGCTATCTGTGTGCTGGTATCAAAACCTGTACGCTGTATAACCAAAGGCATGTTTGTTAACGTCTTTGCGATACCCGGTTTCGCACACTCAACCCAAGAGCCTGCACCATCTTTATCATTTTCTCCCTCAAATTTAAGAAAGTAATCATCCTCGTCAGCTCTTTGAGAGTTACTTACTTTTGCTATGTAGTTATGTTTACATTGATTAGGTAAACGAGTCACATCATTTACCGTGCCTTGAAAGCAACGCATCAAGTCTTCTTCAACAACCTCTATGTTAAAAGCACTGTCGCTACGTAGATACATACCTGTACCGATAATTGTAGCAGTAACAGCTTGACCATTGGCAGCACTTTTTTGTTCTATTTCAGTTTTAATACCACCTAAAATAGTATCAGCAGTAACAGCTGTGTCTGCATCAAAAGGTGTAGGAGCTGGACGTATTAAACCAAGATTAGCTTGAACTTTAGTAGTTTCAACTTCTAATACTTTAATTGTATAAGTAGCTGAGGGTGAGTCACTGTCCCTTACAAATGCCCAATCAGCTGTATCTCCACCACTACTTTGGTGAGTAGGTGCTGGGTGAGCTCCACTATCACCGGTAGATGTATGGTTAGTTTTAGAACTGTATGTCCTACCATTATTTGATCTTTCCTGACCGATAGTATAACTAATATTCTCCTTCCATTTAGCTTCCATCTTACCACCGCCAGATGCAGCTGTTAAACTAACTGTTACTGTATCATTTTCTTGCCACCCTTCGCCACCGTGTAACAGTACAACCTCTCTGTTGTAACTGCATCTGTAGTTATCACCATCCGGTCCGTTAGCAGCAGCATCGTAGTTAGGACTCACACCCTGTTGACCTAAAGCAGTGATTCTAAAAATTAAATTCTTTTTACTACCATCATCTACACTAAATACCTGAGTGCCTATACCGGGACAATGCCCTGTACCGTCTGACTCGTCAAGTGTATCAGAACTTATTTCAATACGTGTAGCTCTAGTTAAAGTTACTTCAGTAGAATTGTTAGATAAATTAACTCCATACTGCCTACCATTCTCTGTACGTAGCAGTTCAATAAAACCAAAGTGAGTATCAGGTCTAGCATCTGCTAATGGTGTAATTGTAACAGTACCAGAGTTTGTAGCACTAGCAGCTGTTACAGTAAATGTATTAGCATCTGCAACTGTTTGCACTATGAAATCACCATCAACAGCAGAGCCAGATGTAAAATCTAGATTTACATTATCATTGACTGATAAACCATGATCTGTAAATGTAACTGTTATTGTAGTACCTGACTGAGAATATGTGCCAGAAAATGTTGTCCCAACGAGAGTGTTAGCATTAGCAGTATCACGGTTGTTAACAAAAGTTGTATCATTGATTGTTAAGAATTGTAAGTTCTCCGGTTCAGCGGTAGTCAGGTAATTTTGTATAGCTGTCTGACCACCTGTGCCATAAACTGTAGTTTGTAGAGCACCTGTCTTACAACTCCAAACTCTGACTTGACCATCAACAGCTACTTGTCCTATGTATGATCCCTCTGTTTCATCACGGAAATAATGAAACCATGATCCACCAGTTTGTACACTTGATAACGCATCAGCACCGATACGTTTTGCACCCGGTCTTTTAAATAAACCCTTTGTAACATCAGGTATAGCATTTATAATGTTAGTGACCTGACCGGGAAACTTAAGATGGTCTGGTTGTTCTGATATACCTAATGCAAATGAGGGTACTGTTTGTGTTATGCCTGCCATTATCTTCTAAGGTTTCTCCAAGGTTGGTAAGTTTGATATGCAGTATTATCCTCAAAGCCGAACATACTGTGATCGCCCTGATTACATTCGTACTCCTGTAATGCAGATCGTGATAAAGCTTCTTGTTGAGCAAGTAGTTTAACAAGTTGAGGGTTTGCTACAAGCTGTGTAGCAGCCATACGAGATGCTCTGTATGTAATATAACGTCTAAAGACTATAGGTAGATCTTCAAATTCGTAGAGCTTAACTACATCTAAAACAAGATTACTGGTAAATACATCAGTATGGTCTATTTTATCATACAAGAATCCTTTACGACGTACAAGATCCATAGTTCTACGGGTTTGGTTGTCGTGTAAGTCAAGTGATAAAACATCGTTGGGTATTGGTATCTTACCATCTGAGTTGATAGGATACTCTACGTGTTTCTCTGTGTTAAAATGCCACCCCTCTGCCTGCGTGTCTACGTTAGCATCTCGGAGTAGATTAAATATAAATGATACCTCTGGGTTTTCAAAGTTGAGCTCAGTCAACGGTGCTTGTCCGATAGCCCCCAGTATATTGTTCACTGCGGATAGTTCGGTATCGATGTCAATAGTTGTGGAAGCCATATAAAAAAAGGGGAGCCGAAGCCCCCGTATAAAAATAAAAATTAAGCGTTTGTTGGATAGTTGTCACCGAACGCAGCATTACCTGTAGAAGCAGGGTCTGCACCGGCTAGTAACTCAACACAAGCAGCTGGGTTTAGGAAGTCTGCACCCATAGCTAGTCTTCCAAGGATTACGTCACCTTGGTATACAACTGATACATCACCTGAAGTTACCTGAACCTGTGGGCCGATAGCTTCAACAACACCAGCAGCTTCTCTTTGGAAGATAAGTCCGCAGCTGTTCTCGAAGTCAGAGTGATTACCATAGTTGTTATGGATACCAGTTTGGTTAGATCTAGCATCTTCCATTCCATTAGCAGTTGTGTCATCACCAATGAAAGATCCTACGTTTCCGGGGCTTGTTACACCGGGGTTTGTAGCAGATGCAGAACCGTACTTAGTACCATAGTTTCCGAAGAAAGGAATGTTCATTGACTTGAAGATTCTGATGCCTGCAATCTCAATGATACCTTGTCCAGACTGTAATGCGTCTCCTTGTACGTCTCTGTTGATTAGAGAGTTTGATTCAACGTTCTGGATAAGTTCGTAGTACTGTCTTGGGTTAAGTACAGCTACTCTACCTTCAGAGCCTACTCCCTTCTCGTCTAGTGCAGCAGCAGCATCATAGAAACCGTTGATTAAACATGTAGCATCATAAGCAGCAGTAGCGTTTGTTACACCACTTCTGGTTAATCTGATCTGTGTACCACCGGGCT